CTTCTTTTCTTTCTAATATTTCTTTTTCTTCTTTTAGCTGCTTTGCTCTTTCCTCGTTTGCTTTTCTTAATTCCGCAGCAGCTTCTCTTGCTATACCCCATGTTTTAGCCCCTACTGCTGCAGCTGTAGCAGCTACTAAAATATTATCTCCGTCTGCGTCTGAACTTGTAGCTAAGGCTTGGCCTGTTGTAACACTTCCAGAAACATAAACACTAAAAACTCCATCAGTATAAACACTCACAGAAGTAGTCCCATCTCCAGATATTTTTTCAGTTTGACAATTTCCTGCAATATAATCCTCATCTCCTGTAGAAAGAGCTGCGGTATTTCCATCAGTTAGTTTTAAAATTGCTCCCTGTTCTATTCCTATGCCGTCTTCACACGTGAAATTTACAGGAAGAGAATAAAACGACTATTTAAATTTTTCGCTCTTTCCTTAATTGCCAGATTTTAAGAAAAATAGCTAAAATTATCTCAATCTGGAGTATTAAAAACTGAATTTTACCACCCTATTTTGCTCATGTCCTTTTGAATTCTCTCCGGAGTCACTTCCTCGTCCTCTTTTTTTTCAGTTTCTTTTATAGAGTCGCCCCCTAACTCTGCTAATGCTTCTTTTCTTTCTAATATTTCTTTTTCTTCTTTTAGCTGCTTTGCTCTTTCCTCGTTTGCTTTTCTTAATTCCGCAGCAGCTTCTCTTGCGGATTGTATTAACGACTTTTTGTCTTCTTTGTTTGTCGGGAGTTTGTCCTCTTTCTTAACATCTTCCTCTTGCTGTGGCTTTGATATTTCTTCTTGATTTTTTTCCTTATCTTCTTCATCCATTTAAATTTTCCCCCTTTCATTTTAGAATATTATAGTGTCTATTTTATTTTTCATTTGAGGGTTTTTAATATCTACTTTATATCTCTTTCCGCATTCAGTTAAAAAATAAGTCCCTAAAAAGATTAATATTGGTTTTATGTGCATTAAAAAATCTAATTGCTGAGTGGATGCCCATATAGAGAAGAAATAAAGCCCGCTGAGTATTATACCATTTCTTAATACCTTTAATATAAATCTAACTTCATTATTGTTTATTAATAGCATTCCAACGACTGAGCGTTTAAAAAAATTCTCTGATTTTTTAGCGACTGAGTTTTTTTTATCCATCTTTCTCCGGATTTGTATTCATTTCTTTAATTTGTCCCGCGTCTTTTTTTTCGTCATTTTTTAACTCTGTTTCTATTGATGCAGGAAATTCTAAATTAATTTCTATATTTAACTGCCCTAAACTTTGCTCTTGATTATAAAGCTGCATATCTTCTATTTCTTGCTGAAATGCTAAATAAATTATTTTTGAGCTTGCTTCTGTTGTTTCACTTCCCCATCCCATAACTACTTCGGGGACTCCGCACGCTGTTACGAATTGTCTAACTAAGAATTTAATATAATTTAAGCTGTCTAAACTCCCGTATTGGGGGATGGAAGAATTTTTAATTTCTTTAACAACTCCAGACGGAATTACTATATTCTCGGATTTTTTATAGGCTTCGTTGATTGTAGCTTCTATTGAATTTAACTTTGTTGTGTCGTCGGTTTCTACTTCAAAAAATTGAATTGGTTTAATTGTCCTGTGATATAAAATTCTTAAATCTGCTATCGCTTCATTTCTTGAGATAATTAATTCTTCTAATGCTTCTACAAATGGGATGCCGTGTATTTCATCAGCTATTCTTTCATAGCTTAGATGATATATCTTATCTTCAGAATAAATTTTATTTGTTGTGTAATAATAATAACCTATGATAATTCCTTTTTCGTTTGCTAGGATCATTATTTTGTCCGGATTTAAAGGTTTTAAATTTGTAATTCTTCCCTGTTTATCTTTTATTATATGAGCGAAGCCGTCTCCGCAGATTAAAGCGCATCTCCATACATTTTTTAAAACACTTCTTGCGCTGTCTTTTCCAGAACCTTTAATTTTATCTAATTTATCTTTATTTTTTTTGTCTGCTTGAATTCCCCTTCCGAATGTCCATGAAGCTAATTTATTAATTACTGCTCTTAATTCGGGGATCTGTCTATAATACCCATGCCACTTTTTAAAATTTGGAATATAACCAGTCCCTCTTACTTCTGTTCCATCCGTGTCTTGATAACTTACTGAGAATTCTGTTCCTTGATTTTCATAATCTGTTATTTGCCCTGTCTTTAATGTAGCCATGTAAATTTATGTAAATCTATGTATTTAAATGTTTTTATTCCATGTCTCTTTCTGTGTCTTCGAAGAAATATTGTGCTATTTTTTCGGGGTTTCCTGCCGCTGTTCCGTGATATAATTTTGTTCCTTGTTTGTTTATAAAAAGTCCTTGTGCGTTCCAATTGCCTTCAAGAGTTTTTCTTTTGTCTGAGAAGCAATTTGCCACTATTTCTCTCGCGTTATCTTTATAATCTCCTTGATTTGTTAATTCATATTCTAATAAACTTTCTTCGCCATATTCTCCATTCATTAATATTACTTTTCTTCCGTTACTGCTCATGTGGATATTTGTCGGTCTTGAAGTTTCTGATGGCGCTGTTCTTTTCATGTCGCTCCAACTTGATATATCCCATTCATTATCTAAATTTTGTTCTGTAATCCTATAATCATCGTCGTCACCTAATTCACATATAAATATATAATTTCCATCGTTTGAAAATGTAAATCCAAAAAGTTCTTTTGCACTTGATGGTTGATTGCTTTCTATATTTGTAATTGTGGAGACATCCCATGCGGTTGTTAAATCTGCTTGATATATATAATCATTAAATCCCGTTGTCCAAAAAACTTTTGTTCCGGCCGGTTTGAAATATAATCCTCCGCCCATTCCTTGTGCGGATAAATCTTTTTTTTGATTGAAAGTTACTTTATCACTTATTTCCCATTCTTTTTCTAAGTCGAATTCGTAAAGATGTCCATTGTCTGCGTCTCCTATATACATTTTTCTTCCATCTTCTCTAAAAAAAACGCTCGTTGGTATTCCCCCGTAGAATTCTTCGTAATTTATAGTAGTTTCAAATCTTAGTTTTGATAGGGATAAAAAAAAATCAGGTCTTGTTCTTCTAAAAATCCCGATATTTCTTTTAAAAATATCTTTTTTTAATATAGTCATTTAAACCTCTAAAAAGTCTTTTATGCTTGGTGTTTTCAGCATTTCTTCTATTTTTTCCATGTGGTATATATGAACATTTATCATGTCCTCTGCTTCTGTTCTTGTTGGATAACTTCTTATATTATATGTTATTAATGCTATGGCTGCGTTTCTTGCTGCCCATTCTGTAAATAATTTTTTATAAGTTGAGTTTAAATCATCCCAATTTGTGACAATATCATATTTAACTAAACTACTTAAATATGCTTCTGCGTAATCTGCTAAATATTGATGGTTTGCTTCTGTGTCTCCATCACTATCTACGTTTTCTCCTGCGAAAAACTGCATTTCTGCTTCTGTTACGATTGTTCCTGTGTATGCCATGTTTAAAAAGTATGAGCGAATATATTTAAATCTTTGTCTTTCGCGAGCCAGGCTGATCTTATTAATCCTTCTGCTATATGCGAGTAACTTCCAAAAATTTTGCCTTCGTCGTGTTGTATTGAGGATAGCGACGCTTTGACTTCGTCGTCATCTAATAATTTTATTCTCCCGCTCTCCATTAAACTTAATAAATTTAAATACATTTCTTCTTTTAATATTTTTTTAGATCTTGTTCCGTCTTTATTTATTGGACGAGAAGCATTATTAAGAGCTTCAGTTTTTCTTTTTGTTTCATCATTATTCATTAATTCAGAGTAGACTCCAAAACCCACGCCCCCATCATCTACTCCTATTTTTTTAAAATTATATTCTTTATTTAAAATTAAAATTCTTCTCGCTGTGTCAGTTGTTAAATTTCTTTTTTCTATGATGCTTTCTCTATGTATAATTTCATTATTATTTATTTTATCTAAAACTTCATAAGTGCATTCGTCCTTACCTAACCCCGCTACATCCACCCCTAAGTATGTTTTTGTATTAATTACTTTTCTTCTTTTTAGCGAGCATCTTTTATTTATTAATTCCTCGCTAAAAAGTCTTTTTAAAACATCTGTGAAAATCGCAAGATATTCCTGCGCGTATGCTAATTTTGGCAGATTTTCTTTTTGTTCGTTTAAAAATTCTTTTGAATGTCTGGGGCAGTCTTCGGATGATACATAGAATTTCTTAAATCTAGGATCTTTTGAACATTTATAAAAATATTTCTCTTTTCCGTCTTTGTTGAGTTTTCCGGCGGGAGTTGAAGCTATATCTATACTTCCATTAATAACACTTAACATAGGGAGTGTTGCTATATAATATTCTTCGCTCATTCTTGAGCCTTCATCCGGCATTAACTTTTTTATTGTAAATCCTCTTAATCCTTCTCCTGTTTCCCCCGCTGCATAACATAATATTCCTGTGCCATTTTTAAATAAGATTTTATGCATAGTTGGACGATCTTTTCCTTTTTTGATTTCTCTTGAATATTTTGCCTGCGCATAAGATAATGCTTTTGCGAGCATGTGGTAGGCTTGCTTTTCTGTTATGGAGTTAATTAAAACAAATTCTCCTTTTTTGTAGTGATTTATACATAATTCAACAGCCCTTATGCTCATAGCTGTTGTTTTTCCTACTTGCCGTCCGCATAATAAGAAGCAGTTTTCGTCTGGATGGGTGTTAAAAATATATTCTTTCTGCCATTCATCTAAAGTATTCCACGGGGTATTAATATTATAATTCATCTTGAGAAAAAATCTTCTTTAAATCTTCTAATATCACCGGAAAGTCGTCTGGGATTAATTTCATCATTTTTTTTATTTTTTCTCCTTCTTCTTTTTCCATATTAAAAATTTTTGTGGGGTTGTAGAACATATTTAAACATTTATTCTTTAATGTTCGCTATCTTACTTCAAAATACACATTAAACACATGATTATTTAGTTCTTTATTCTCTTCTTCAATCTTCTTCTTTAATCTTTCATCTATATACTCCATTTCCTTATTAAGAGTTCTTTTACTTTGAATTAGTTTTATTATTCTCTCTTTTATTCTTATTGCTATTATATCTATTCTTGAATGAGATCCTGCTGTTCTTTGAACAATATCAAAACCCTCTTTTTTTAAATCATCACAAATTTTATATTCTTTTCTTGTTCCTTTCTGATAATTTTTATTGGGCATCTTTATTTTTAAGTTCTGTTTTTCCGCATAAACTACACTCTCTTGCTAAACCGCCTGGAGTAGAGAAATAATTACTCCAGACATGATTACATTCTCCTTCTCCAACTTTTAAATGTTCTCTTAGTAATTTATTAATAAATCCAGAAGCATTTTTTACTTTTTTTAATTTATTAGCTACATCAATATCTAAGCTTATTAATTTCTGTGTTTTCATATTTTTTCTAAGAATTATATATATATAAACCTTTCCCTTAACAATATAATATAATGTAATTCTGTGGAGTCTATAGTGTGTGTGTTACATTAACGAGTAATGTAATTCTCTATGAGCACAACACGTCACTTGCTTTTTTGAATAAGAGACATACTTATCTAATGTTGTATGTTGAGGTCAATCTATATATTAACGAGACTCATTTTAACTCACTAATTCTATTTAGCTTCTTGAGTTAATATTATTTTAAGGAGTTATTTATTTATATATTTTTCCTTTTATAGATTATACGGATAAACTTTTTTTCTTTTTTATTTATTTAAAAAAACTAAACTCATTCTAAAATTTCTTTTTTTATTTTTTTATTTATTTAAAAACCCCGCGCGAAGCGCGGGGCAGGCGAAGCCTAAAAGGCTGAGCCTGTATATCAAACACGAGCAGAGCGAGTTAATTCAGATCACGCGCGAACGAACAAAAGCGCGCGAACTAATATCAACCCTCGCCTCTGGCGAGACTATATGCAGGGTGGGATTTTTGTAGAAAATCTGAGGGATGCAATCCCTATTTGTAAGGGCTCCGCGACCCGTCCGCTGAGAGCGGAACCTCCAGCGGACTGGATGTCGGGCTGAGCCCGAATAACCCGCTCCCGACTTCCTGCAACGCAGAAGTCTGGCTGAGCGGGAGAATTTTAATAGAATAAGACCCTTAGTTTTCTATGAAAACTAAGGTAACCTAAGTATATAAATTTACTGCTTGACGGGTGATGGGGTGCAGGAAGTGTAGCAAAAAAAATATTTATTCTTTGGCGAATGTTTGCTTTAAATCATACCAATCTATCTTTCCAAAATCTACATAATCTTTCAAAAACATATTTTCTATGTTTTCTTCTAATTCTTCTATTTGTTCTTTTATTTGTTCTATATCTTCAACGCTTTTAGGGTTAAAGTGTAGATTCACTAACCATGTTTCACGATTAGTCCAGCCATTATATTTTTCATTTTCCATTTTCATTACCTCACATTTTATTTAAACAGGAGCGATACTCCTGCAATTTAGAGTATCGCTCAATTTCCCTGTGGAGCGGACCGCAAGACAACCAACCGCCTTTTATGTTTTTAGGCGAAGCCGACCCGAAGGGGAAAAACTTAAAATAGGCGCGTTGCGTTGTGCGGGAGCGGAGCAGACATACTTTCGCCCTCGTAAACGATAAAAAAACAAATTAAATAAATGTAGTGACTAAAACGCACTTTCAATTTTCTTAATTACTTTAATAGCCAATTCAGCTAATTCCAAACGCTCATTCTCATCCATTCCGTCAAATTCACTCTGGGATATTCTTGAACAGACAGCACAGAAAACATCTTTTGCATAGGCTACTTTCATACTTGTAGGAAATTCTTGTTTTAAGCCATTCTCAGCCACTTTTTTAGGTTTTTCAACTTCTACATCATCAGACTCAGAAGCAGGGCTATAAAATTTTCTAATATTTTTAAATTCCCCACTTTCTATGACTTCTACATTAACAGAATAACCCTTTAAATTCTGTAATTTTTCATTACTTTTAGAGTCAAAACACGACATCCATCCTTCAGAAGTTTTATATCTTACATACGGCTTTCCCGCATTTGTTTTCTTTTCTTCAAATTCTTGAATTTCTAAAACTTTTTTCATTTGCTCGCTCAACCTCCATTATATTTATTTTTTTGATGTCATTAAATGACTATCACAGGTCTTAATCAGCTCTTTATTCATTTTTATAATCTGTCTCGTCTTTTCTAAATCTTTCATCCTGTTCTTTGGCTTAATTGAATCTTCTAACTCATCCAATTCTCTTTTAAGCTTCTCCCTAAGATTAAACCACATTCTCTCAGTCTCATTCTCTGGCAGTTCCATTTTTAGCTTTTTATCTATTATCATTTTAAATCCTCCTCTGTGAGATTGAAGAAACGTTTAAAATCTTCTGCACTTCTTAACCATCCTGCTCTTTCATATTTCTTAACCCACTTAATTGCTTCTGCTTTTAATTCTTTTAAAGAAACTTGTCCATTTGCTTTATTTCCATAAATATCCTTCAAAGTTTTAAGTTCTTTCATTCTTCTTTTTCTCCTACAACTTTTAACTTAACACCCCAATTAAAGATAAATGTTCCTTTCGCCCCTCTCAAATTAGCCCAACTCAAATCAGCCTCTCTCAAATCAGCCCCTCTCAAATTAGCCCAACTCAAATCAGCCCC